GTTCGTCGCATTTCGCATTATGATGGATATTGCAAAAGAGTGTGGTTATTCCGAACGTGATTTAATTATCATGGAAGGTATAGCCACTGATATTTGCTATCCACTTATGGCTTACAATGGTGATTTGATACAACACTATGGATCGAATCCTTCGGGACAAAATCTTACTGTGTATGTCAATTCCGTTGTAAATGCGCTTCTTTTCAGGTGTGCATATTATCATATTACTAAGGATCGTGAAAACGTTCCTGAGTTCCGAGATATATGTTCATTAATCACTTATGGTGATGATGCGAAAAGTTCAGTTCACAAAGACTTTCCAGAATTCAACCACATTGCGGTTGCTAAATTCTTGGAAGAACGTGATATGAAATTTACGATGCCTGATAAAGAATCCGAACCCACCCCATATATGAAAGATGAGGAGGCAGATTTGCTCAAGAGGGCCAACATTTATAGCGAAGATACTGGAATGATAATGGGAGCACTTGATGAAGATTCAATCTTCAAGAGTCTCCATTCAGTCCTAAAATCTAAAGCTATAACACGTGAACAACAAGCAATGCAAAACATTGATGGTGCTTTACGAGAATGGTTTTCTCATGGACGCGAAGTTTATGAGGAAAGGCGGGAGCAAATGATAGAAGTTGCCAAGCGTGCCGATATTCTCCATGGTTGTACAGTCATTCATGAATCTTATGATGACAGAGTCAAACAGTGGAAGATGAGGTACACTTAGGGTAACTCAGTCTTGGGAAGACATTAAAAGCATCCCTCTGGGCGTACCCCACCACGTCTATATTAACCAAAAGGAGGCTCTCTGTATTGGATGACCATGTTCGTCCAATTAGTCAATCATAGGACAAAGCATAGGCTTGCAGAGAGAGGCACTTTCCCCGTAAAGTACCCTTATTTAAGGGAGTACTCGCCATACGCAAGATTGACACACGCTATGTGGACTGAGTCTTCCACATAAGCGTTAATGATGACTTGCTAACATGAATAATAATAATAAATTTAATATTACAATAAACGAGGAAAGTTTAGAGTCCCAG